GAGTTCGATGAGCTTATCGGATGGGTCAGCAGCAGGCAGTGCGCCCGCAACGCCCGTTTCAATATGGCCGATTTTGCCCCACTCCCAGCTCGCATCTTCAACAGTGCTGTAGCTCAAAAAACCCATTGGCTTGTTGAGACCATTGCCAGTGATGAAGGCAGCACCTTCCTGCTCGGCAAAGGCTGCTTCGACTTCTTCGGCAATCCACTGTTCCACATTCACGGCCGCGTCGTCGAGCAGTGACGCGGTTGCTGCTGGCATGGCGTAGATTTCCATGGTTGGGAACTGCAACTCTGCCAGTTTTGCCGATGCAGTCTGCGGACGGGCATCGGTTTCACCGACCCAACCCGTTGCCGGGCCGCTCACCGAAAACGGCTTTTTCAACACCGAACCCGAAACCTGACGGACACTGGAAATGCCACGGATCGGCGAGAGTACGGCTAGACGACGACCGATTTCGGTTTCAAGTTCCGTTGGCACTAGGTAGCCGCCGTCGGGACCCGATGCATAGGAATGTGCTTTTTGCTCGACACCGCGTAGCGCCTGTTCTTCACCACGACGAACATAACCGTCAAAAGCCTGCTTATGCTCAACGTCGACGATAGCGTTACCTTTGCCGAGCTGTGGACGAGCGCTTTTTAATACATACTGATCGAGCGCCTGCTTCTGTTCATCGAGTGCGCGATTGATACGATCAACCTTGTCACGCAACAGAACATCGACATCGGCACTTTTTTCGACCTTTTTCAGACGCTCATCATTGGCATCACGGAACGCCGAAAAGGCGGTCATGAACTCGTCAAAAGCTTCCGACACGTCGTCGTTGTTCCCAAGCGCCTTCGTTTCCACGCTCTTGGTTTCGAGCGGGATTGCATGATTTTTTTCCATTTTTGATCCTGATTAGTTAAGTGACATCATCTTGCAGGCGGCGCGCATACGCTGCGCAAGCGCTGCATCATCTGCCCGGAAAGCGTCCCGCCCGTCCTGGCCCTGTAAGGCTGCAAGCGCTGAATAGCCTTTGGCTATAACCAGACGTGCAGCAGAACGGCTTAGCCCCGCATCCCGCGTGAGCCAGCGTTCAAACTCTCTGACTGTCGGCAAATCCGCCTTAAGATTATTGATCCGCGCCTGTGGCAACATTGGAAACGTGACCACAGAAATTTCCCAAAGGTCGGCCTCGGTTATATGTCGTAGCCCTGTGCGCGCATCCTTGCGCGCTTTGACAGTGCGAAAGCCAATCGACAAGCCATCCAGCCCACCAGCGCGCATGAGTTCCAGCGCCTCGCGTGCGCGTGCCACGCCTTTGGCCAGTCTGCCCTCGACATAAAGGCCGCGTGCATCCTCACGAATATCCGTCCAGACACCGATCGGTTCAGTCGCATCGTGTTGCCAGAGCATGCGCACGCCGGATGATTTGCGCGAGGTGAGCGATTTCGCAAAGGCGCCTTTTTCGATAACGTCGTTACCCAGATCGGCTAAACCAAACACACTTGCATAACCGGAAAAGCTGCCATCGATTTCGATCTCTTCAAGCGCCAATGATGCACGCTTGGTTTCAAGCTTTGTCATTCCGGCTCCTTTGCAAAGACGGGAGACCGGGAAGCGGTGCGTGTTTCACACGTTCCGCAAAGCGCTTGAGAATGCCAAGCACCGACCATGCGGCAAGACTTGCAGCGGTTGCGCCCATCAGCATCACCTCGGCACGACCAAGCAGCGGTTCAAGTGACAGTGTTTCGGCAATTTTCACGCCCGCTGCACCGCCAAAAACCATGCCGCAGATAATACCGACAGCAAAGCGAATGCCAGCCTCACGCTTGCCATTTGGCAACATATAAGCAAGCGACACGGCAGAACCGGCGACCGCCCCGGCAATCTTCGCGAACCACACCAGTGTCGCATCGGATGACATCACGGTTTCACTCAGATTACTCATGGCACTCTCCCTTCTGCGCGTGGCTGGTAGCCAACCGCATCGCGTTTTTCATCGTCACTTAAGAACGAGGCATCAGAGACGCGCCGCCACAACGATTCACGCTCCAGCGAAAGGCCTTCGATGCGATCTGTGTCATGCTCGAGCCTAAGATCGTCACCGAACATTGGCCCCAACCAACACCCGAAGGCCTTTGCTGTGCGGTTGATAAGCGGCAGCACAGTCAGGCGATAAAAGGCGCGATTGGCCTCGGCATAATTGGCGTAGGTATTGTCCCCCGGAATACCGAGCAGCATCGGTGGCACACCAAATGCCAAGGCAATGTCGCGTGCGGCACCATTCTTCGCTTCTATGAAATCCATATCCTGCGGGCTGTAACCCATCGCTTTCCAGTCAAGCCCACCTTCAAGCAGCAGCGGACGCCCGGCACCGGCGGCACCAGTGTAACCTTCTTCAAGCTCAGTTTTCAGGCGATCGAACTGTTCTTCGGTCAGGTTGCCGCCGTCCTTTGGCGCATAGACCAGCGCACCGGAAGGGCGAGCCGAATTATCAAGCAATGCCTTATTCCACGCCCCTGCCGCATTATGCAGATCAAGCGCCATTAGGGCTGCTTCAAGGGGTGGAAAACCATAATGGTCATCCAGCGGATGAAACAGTTTGAGATGCAAACCGGCAGAAGCTGCACCCGCAAGTGATACAACGCGGTTCGTATTGGCTGAACGATAGACCAACGATTGCGGCCAACCATCGCTTGATGTTTCGAGCGTCACCCTTTCAGGTCGTAGAAGATGCAGTTCGCTGCGCCCACTTGGCAAATCAACGCGTTCGACATAAGCGTTGCCCGAAATAAGCAAATGTCCATAAAGCCGCTCAAAGAAGCTGCTGCTATCCAGTCCGCCTTGCGGCTGCGAAATCAGATCAAGCAACGGATGCACTTCATGTTCGGTCGTGCCTTCATAAAGCAGCCACGGCACATTGCTGGCCGCTTCCGCTATCAGGCGCACACAACGATGTGCCACCGGATTTCGCATAAAGCCCTCACGTGCCAGAGAGGTGTAATCCCGCGCAATCCATGACGGCCCACGCTCCATATGCAGGGCAACAAAACCTTGCGCGCTCTTTTTTTCGCGCCCCGCATCAGCATATGAGGGTGCGTTCGCGGCAGCTTTACGCCACGGCCAGTTCCACGCCATATATCGGCTCTCCAATTGTATTGAGTATTATCCGAAACGCCGGATACGCGGCTTCCGATCAGCCCCCAGCATCAGTTCAGTCAGCGCCCAGACCATCGCATCAAGACGATCCGGCGACCGGCCACTCGAAAGGCCTTCGGGTGCAAAGTCGCACATTTCATCTTCAAGTGCTGTAAAGCGCCCCGCATGACGAACACGCCCCTGCTCATAAAGTGCTGCCACCGGCTCGGCGCGAAGCCATTTGCCCCGCGATGCATGGCGCATCAGCACGGGAACCTTCGCATCTTCTGCGGCCAGAACCGCCGCAACCATTTCACCGCCCTGATTAACTTCGGCCAGCACCGCATCAGCTTGATATTCATGATAAAGTGCAATTGCCCGCCGCGCCCATTGATGCGGCTTAGCCATTTTCATGCTTTCATCAACCAGCACATGCGCAATGCCATTTTCGTCGATACCCGCCACGACAATGCCGCATGCGTCCGATGACTTACCCGATGAGGCAGGCGGATCGATCGCCACGAGGATACGGATCAGCTCAGGAGCAGACTGTTCAAAACATTGCTCAATCCGCTCACGCGACCACAAGGCTCCTGCGCGTTCTTCAATCAATTCGCCGTCGAGTTCCTGTCGCCCCAGCCGGGTTCCCGCATAACGCTGATTGATCGTTTCAATAAAGCCACTCGCAAGATGCTCTGCATTCTCTGATGTGCGCATATGCGTCATCGCAACCGAATTGTCAGTCATCAATGATTTCAGCAATGGAACCGCGCGCGGTGTTGTTGTCACTACTTGACGTGGAAAGCTCCCCAATCGCAGACCAAACTGCAACATATCCCATGTGGCTTGCGGGTTTTTCCACTTTGCCAGTTCGTCACACCATGCGGCATCGAACTGCGGACCACGTAACCCGTCCGGATCTTCCGATGTATAAAGTGACGCCACTGCACCATTATCCCAAAGAACCCTGCGCCGCGTCGCCTCATAACGTGGGCGCGACAAACGCGAGACCGACAATATGCCAGAGGGACCATCAACCATAACCTCACGGGCATCGGCAAAAGTCTCGCCCACCAATGCAATATGTCCGCAATATCGCGAAGAAAATGGCGCAAGCCCAAGTGCCATTCCCGACACCCATTCAGCCCCGGCCCGCGTCTTCCCCGATCCGCGACCACCCAGAATAAGCCATGTGCGCCAGTCACCCGACGGTGGCAGTTGCGCATCGCGCGCGCTAAACAACCACTCTTTGTTTAACGCCATGATCTGATTTTGCGTCAAGTCCGCCGCCCAGGATTTCCCGTGCGCGCCTTTTTGCAAGTTCGTTAATTCTCCTGTCTATACGAGCAAGCGCCGCTTTAACTTCACCGAGGCTCACAAGCCCGGTGTCATTACTGGTCTCGACGGCATTCGTTTCAATCGCAAGCTCGCCCACGGTTTTCACAGCCTTGGCCAACGCCATCAAAGCTTCGGCTTTACCCTTGTCTGGTAATTCATCAGCATCGATTAGCTTGTTGAGTTCGCTCTGTAATCTTTGCAGAGCCGTGTCCGTGGCGGAGGATTTGATAAGTGTTTTTTCATCAAGTCCAATAAGCTTCAGCCATTGAAGATATTGTTTTTCTGTACATCCCATCAGCTCAACAACTTCAGCCAGTGCAATGTCGTGTTTCATTTGCAGGCAAAAAGCCAGCCTGACCCGCGCCTCGCGGCGCTCGTCTAATTTTTGTGTTTTCAACGGCAATTCCCATTAGAGCGCATTTCGATCTGATTTCTTCAGATC